AAACGTGCAGAGGAACTGATTTCTGCTGCCATCACCAGCGGCAGAGTGTATGTTGCCGGTGATAAACTGACACTGAAAACTTCCTCGGTGAAAGACTGCGTCGAGCGAGCAATGGGTATTCTTGTAGAAAGCGTTTACACAAAGCTTGGATATATCAAGAAGAATTATGACAGCGACGCAGACATTCTGCAAATTCTAAGCGGCAGTCAGCAGATGACCTTCGCAGGAACGGAGTCGCCGAATGCCGAAGCTGTCAAGGAACTGTATCAGTATCTGGAAATCCAGAAAATGAAACAATTGCCGATCTCCATGGGAGATATTCAGAAACGTTATCAGGCGATCCCTTATGGCTGGCGAGAGATCGACATTGCGGCAGTTGTTGCAGAACTGATCGCATCACAGAAACTGGTACTGAAATACGGCGGTGCTGTCGTACCGTCTGGTGAAAAAAAGATCACAGAGTACCTGCGGAAAAAAACAGAAATCGACAAGGCGATCATTGCATTCAAGGTTGCACCACCCACGGCACTGATTAAAAAGTGCCGGGAATTTCTGAGCGATTATCATAACTGTACATTGGGTGCGATTCCAGACGATGAGGACGGTCTGGTTCGCTATATCACAGACAAGTTTGACGCAGAGCGGACAGAGCTTCGGGAACGGCTCGAAAAGGAATACGCTTTCTCGGCATATCCCGGAAAAAACGTGGTGGAAAACGGTGCAGCCCTCTGTGACAAGCTGCTTGCACAGAAAAACGACAGCATCGCACTGCTGAAAAAGGCAGTGGAAATGCAGGATGATTTCCTGGACTTTTCCGAGGATATTTCCGACGTAAACACTTTCTTCCGAGTGCAGAAGCGTATTTTTGACAGTGCCAGGGCGCAGGTTAAACTGGCAGACACCGAAAAAGAATATTTCCAGGCAGAGGATAATGCGCTTTCCGCCATCGCGAAGATCAGAGAGATCCTTGCCATGCCGAAACCGTACAAGCACATCAGCGAGCTGCCGGAACTGGTGCAGCAGGTGCAGGATACCTATGCAAAGTTGCTGGCACAAAAGCGTGAGGAGGTTCTCGGAGAGATTCGTGCAGCCATGGGTGAAATCTACCAGACCGCCGATACGCTCAAGCAGGGGAACATTGTCCAGCGGGCAGATGCGGCACTGACGGAAAAGCGAACCACTGCTGAACATGCGGAAAAGCTGACGAGTCTCGATGCGATGAAAATCCAGATCAGCAATATCCGGCAGCAGTATCTGCAAAAGCTGGTGGTTGTGGCAGAGCCGGACGTGGATACCGTGACCATGAGCCGCAGCACCATCTGCCACACCATGCAGCTGAAAAGCGAGGCGGACGTTGACAAATACGTTGCAGAGATCAGGAAAACGCTGCTGCAAAAACTGGATGGACACGATGTGCTGCATATTATTTGAGGTGGAATATGAACAAGAATGCGATAAAAAACTTTGCCGTAACGGCAAGAGTGACGCTGATCCAGGCGGTCACACAGAAGGCGTTTGAATATGAGATCACAGCGGACGGCAAAAATGACCCGGCACAGGAATCAGTCAACGGTCAGACGCTGACTGCCGCAGAACGCAGCCAGCGTGCCCAGCTGATCGAACGGATTCGGGCGAACGGCTTTGTCCAGACCATGGAAGAGGCAGCCTACACCTGGTTCAACCGTTTCATTGCTCTGCGGTTCATGGAGGTGAACAACTACCTGCCGTCCCACGTCCGCATTTTCTCGGACGAGAACGGCAGCTTCAAGCCGGAGGTGCTGACAGATGCGGTGAATCTGGAAATCGACGGACTGGACAAGGCACTGGTGCTGGAACTGCTGGAAAATCAGGAAAACGAACGGCTGTATCAGTACATCATCATCACCCAGTGCAACGCCCTGCACGAGGGCTTGCCGGAGATGTTCGAGCACATCGGCGGCTGGACGGAGCTGTTGTTCCCGAAGAATCTGCTCCGTGAGGACAGCATCATCGCTCACATGGTGGAGGACATTCCCGAAGAGGACTGGCAGGATCAGGTGCAGATCATCGGCTGGCTGTACCAGTACTACAACACCGAACCGAAGGACAAGGTGTTCGCCAACCTGAAGAAAAACGTCAAGATCAGTGCGGCGGATATTCCGGCGGCGACACAGCTTTTCACGCCGGACTGGATCGTGCGGTATATGGTGGAAAACTCCCTTGGCAGACTGTGGACAGAGGGACACGGCAAGCCGGAACACGCCGACTGGAAGTATTATCTGGAAGAGGCGGAGCAGGAGGACACCGTCAGGGCGGAGCTGAAACAGCTGCGGGAAGCGTATCGGGAGATACCGCCAGAACAGATCCGGATCATCGACCCGTGCATGGGCAGCGGTCATATCCTCGTCTATGCGTTCGATGTGCTGATGGACATTTACACCGCCTGCGGCTGGTCGGAGCGTGATGCGGCGGTGTCGATCCTGCGGAACAACCTCTACGGGCTGGACATCGACCGCCGTGCGTATCAGCTGGCATATTTTGCGGTGATGATGAAAGCAAGACAGTATAACCGCCGCATTCTCCGTGGGGAGAACCAGCCAAACCTTGCGAATTTCGCCGACGTTATGGGCGTGAATACCTCTATGCTGAGCGGCAGTCTGCGGCAGTTCGTGGAGCAGTTCCAGTTCGCCGACACCTATGGTTCGCTGATGACGGTGACAGCACCGGCGGGGCTGGACGAGATGGTGGCTGCATTCCATCCCACGATCGGGCTGGACGAGATGCAGCTGAAAGCGATGGTGAAGCTCTACAAGATTCTGTCGCAGAAATATGACGTGGTCTGCACCAATCCGCCGTATATGGGCAGCTCCGGCATGAATGCGGTGCTGTCGGACTATGTGAAGAAGAACTTTCCGGACAGCAAGAGCGATTTGTTTGCGTGCTTTATGGAAAAGTGCGGACAGCTTGTCAAGAGGAACGGCTTGTATGCCATGATTACACAGCACGCATGGATGTTCCTCTCCAGTTATGAAAAGCTGCGGGAGAAACTGAAGATGAACTCCATTGTGAACATGGCACACCTGGGTGCAAGGGCATTTGATGAGATCGGCGGCGAAGTGGTACAGACAACGGCGTTTGTCAGCTGCGGCAGACGAGTGGCTGATTTCAAGGGGACATACGTGCGGCTGGTGGATATTGTGGGCGAATGGGAGAAAGAAGCCGAGTATCGCAGCGGAAACCACCGTTACACCGCCAAGCAGGAAAACTTCTCCAAAATCCCCGGCTCGCCTGTGGCTTATTGGGTGAGTGAGAAGATTATAGAAGATTTTGAAAAATATCCGAGATTGAATGATGTTGGAATCACAAGACTTGGTATGACAACAGGGGAAAATGCCAGATTTGTACGACTTTGGTATGAGGTTGATATAAATAATTGTAAATTTAACGCAGATTCACAAAAAGATTTAGACGCAACGTCCGCATATTATGTTCCTTACAACAAAGGAGGAGCATATAGAAAATGGTATGGAAATAATGATTGTGTTTTATACTGGAAAAATAATGGGGCTGCAATTAAAAATTTTGCAGATAAGAATGGGAGAATTCGTTCAACTGTTCCAAATACCGAATATTATTTTCTTCCGTGTGCATCATGGTCTAAAATTAGTTCAGGAAAAATTTCATTTCGTCTAAAAAAACATAGCATATTTGACGTTGCTGGAGCGTGTTATTTTGCAAAAAAATACGATTTGTCATATATGATGGGATTTTTAAATTCGGACGTTGTAAGAATTATAATTAGTGCTTTATCTCCTACTCTTAATTATGAGGGTGGACAAATTGCATCATTACCTGTTGCATATGATAAAAAAGAAAAAAGAAACATCATATTACTTGTAGATAAAAATATTGAACTAAGCAAGAATGACTGGGATAGCTTCGAAACTTCTTGGGATTTTGAGAGACACCCGCTGGTGTGATGGAGGAAGAAAAATAAGAGACATAGATATGAAAGAAAAAATTACTTTTAAAATAAAAGGCAATCCGTTAATAAAGTTTCAAAGTTCTGATAGAATAAAACAATTAAAGCAAGGTAAAATTTATGCTAATTGTTTAAAATATTATCGTGAATTGGAACAGGAAACTGGCGATGCCGATATAGGAGATAAATTTGAAGCAATGTTTCATATAAATAATGGATATTTATTTAATCCAAAAACAAATGAAACGATAGAATTAAAAGATGCATTACTTTCAACTGAAAGTTCCAATGATTATGTATTTTGCATGTTTGGAATTGGTTTAAACCAAAACAAATTTTCTTTTACAGATCAACAAAAAGAAAAAATGCTTACATTTGGAGATACTGCATTAATAATTACAGATTACAAAGAATTTATATCCCGTGTAAAAAAAGCAGCAAGTAAGCAAGGAATGCAAGTACATTTTGACGCTGTTCATTATTTTAAGCCGAATGAAGATAATGCAAATCTTATTATATCATTACTTAAAGGGATGTGGAACATTGCATTTTGGAAACGAGATAGATATTTATATCAACAAGAAGTGAGATTTGTATTCGTTTCTGATGATAAAAATTTAGATCATATAGAATTAAATATTGGTGATATAAGTGATATTTCTGTTATGATATCGGCTGATAAAATATTAAATTCTATATGTACGAAATCTGACGATAGTAAGATAGTAAATTAAATATATAAGTTGGCTTGTTATAAATAAATCTAAATAGAGGGAAATATAATGTCAAAACTAATCTCAGACAAATACACCCAATGGGCACAAGAATGCGAAGCCCGTTTCCAAAAGTTAAAGTCCAACGAAGAGGAACTGAACCGCATCTTCATCGACATCTACGGCTTGCAGGACGAGCTGACACCGGAGGTGGAGGACAGGGACGTGACCGTTCGCCGTGCGGACTTGCAGCGTGAGATCCGGTCGCTGCTCTCCTATGCCGTGGGCTGCCTGTTCGGGCGGTATTCCCTGGACGTGGACGGGCTGTGTTACGCCGGCGGCGAGTGGGACGCAGGCAAGTACAAGACCATCATTCCCGTGAAAGACAACGTGCTGCCCATCTGCGATGACGACTATCTGGAGAGCGACCTCACCGGAAAGATCGTGGACTTCGTGAAAACGGTCTACGGCGAGGACACCCTGGAGGAGAACCTCAAGTTTATCGCCGACGCCCTCGGCACAAAGGGTGCAACGCCACGGGAGGTGATCCGGAACTATCTGCTCACCGGCTTCTACGCCGACCACTGCAAAATCTACCAGAAACGCCCTATCTACTGGCTGTTCAGCTCCGGCAAAAAGCACGGGTTCAAGGCACTGGTCTATATGCACCGCTGGGAAAAGACCACTGTCGCCACCGTCCGCACCGACTACGTCCACGAGCTGCAGGAACGCTACCGGACGCAGCTTTCCATGCTGGGCGAACAGCTGGAACAGGCTGCACCGTCGGAGCGTGTGAAGCTGAAAAAGCGGCAGGAGAAACTGACCGCACAGCTGGACGAGATCAACGCCTATGAGGAGAAAGTCCACCACCTCGCCGACCGCATGATCGACATCGACCTGGACGACGGCGTAAAGGTGAACTATGCGAAATTTGCGGAAATTCTGGAGAAGATAAAATGACGATAGATACCATAAACCGTTCGCTGAACCAGCGGTTCGCTGCGGAACTGCCGGACTGCTATGAACGCCGGATCATCTTCTGGTTCGACTCCGAGCGGGAGTTTGAGGGCATGCTGGACGAGCTGGACATTCCCGGCGTGAAGCTTCTGAAGCTGACCGGCGACAATTTTTTTGCGGCGAAGATGCTCCTGTGCGAAACGGATACCCGGAGCAATTATCTGGTGTATGATCCCCTGACCTATCCTAAGCGGGAGGACAACTGGCTGCGGGATGTCCAGCTGTACAGCGAGGAATTCCGTGCCGATCTGGTTTCCATGCAGATGGACGAGCTGCACATTCCCCAGACCACTCAGCTACGGCGGGCAATGAAACACTACGGCAAATTTTTCGAGAGCAAGGAACGTGCAGCGAAGCTTGTCGCCTTGGGGACGCAGTACCAGAATGCCGGACAGCTGCACATCGACATTATGGCGGTGCTGTGCAATACCAGACACAATACCGTCAACGGTGTCCTGCGTGCGATACTCTGCGATTCGCTGTACAACGAGGACAACACCTGTCTGGAGCAGATCGAAAAGTTTGGCAGCATGCAGGCACTGCAGGAGATGACGGCACGGTATACGGGCTATGCCGATGAGAAGTATGTGCTGTTTGACCTCGCCGCACATATCCTGCTGACGGCGTTTTCTGCCATCGGGGAGGAGCGTGTGCTGGCTGGGCTGGAGAAGTATCTCTCTCCGGAAAACCAGCCGGCGTGCTATGCCTTCCTTGACGAGTGGAACGCCTCGGCGGAACAGGAAAAGCTGTTCGAGACCGCCGATGACATCACAGAGCGGATGCGGCTTGTGGAGCGTCTGGAAAAGGTGGATACGGCAGTGCTGATGCGTCTGGACAGCCTGCCCTGTATCGACGAGGTAATCATTGGCAGATTTATGCAGGAGATCGCGGAGAATGTCATCAAGACAGAGGAAATTCTGGAAATCGCTGAGAGCCGACGCACATCCAAGTGGTATGGCAGATATGCCTATTTGTATGACGGGCTGTACAATATTGCCAAAATGCAGGAGTTTCACCATGCCCATATTGCAGGCTTTCACTTCGGGATATATGAGGAACTGTGGGATGCCTACTGCAAAGAGTTGTATCATATGGATACATACTATCGGCGGCTGCATATGGACTTCCGGAAAAGTCTTGTCAGTGCGTCGGGAGCGCTGGACGACCTGTTCAAGGGCGCTGTGGTCACTGCGGAGAACCTTTACAAAAACTGGTATCTGTCAGAACTGAACGGCAGCTGGAATGCACTGATCCGAGAGCTTGTTGCGGACGGATTTTCCCTGCAGGGTATTCCGCAGCAAAGCGACTTTTATCGGAGAATTGTGCAGCCAGTCACCAATGACAGCAGAGTGTTTGTGATTATTTCTGATGCATTGCGTTATGAGGTGGCGGCAGAACTGACAGAAAAGCTTTTGCGGGAAACGAACGGCACGGCGAAGCTGTCGGCGATGCAGTCGGTTTTCCCGAGTATCACCAAATTCGGCATGGCGGCACTGCTGCCTCACAAGACACTGACGGTTACTGATACCATGAAAGTGCTGTGTGATGGAGTGTCTACAGATGGGACAGAAAACAGAGATAAGATTCTAAAAGGGAAAAATCTGAAAAACTGTGCGGTGACATATGAAGCACTGCTCGCCATGAAACAATCCCAGCGGCGGGAACTTGTCAGCGGTGCAGAAGTGGTGTACATTTATCACAATATCATTGATGCAGTGGGGGATAAGGCGAATACAGAAAATCAAGTTTTTGAGGCCTGTGCCGATGCTATGGAGGAACTCAAAAATCTGGTGCGTCTGATCGTCAACTCTATGAGCGGCTCTAATATTCTCATTACTGCTGATCATGGCTTCCTGTATTCCTATGAACCGCTTGCAGAAAGTGAAAAGATCAGCACCAGTCTGGTCACTGAAGATGTTCTGGAAACGGGCAGACGGTATCTGCTCACAGACAATGCCGGCAAGTCAGATGTTCTTATGAGCATTTCTATGGAAAAGTATGCGGAAGAGTTGGTCGGTCTTACACCTTGTGAAAATGTCCGTATTCAGAAACCGGGCGGCGGCAGTAATTTTGTTCACGGCGGTGTGTCTTTGCAGGAGTGCTGTGTGCCGGTCATCACGTTCAAGAATATCTCAAAAACCTCTAAGAAATTTGTAGACATCAAGAAAGTTTCTGTCAAGCTGCTCAGCATGACAAGAAGAATCAGCAACAACATTTTTTCTCTTGACTTTATGCAGAGCGAGGCAGTTGGCGGAAAAACGGTTCCTGCAACATATGAGATCTATCTGTGTGACGAACTTTCCAATCCTGTGAGCAATGTGCAAACGCTGCTTGCCGATAAAACCAGCGAGCCGCAGGATCGGGTATTCCATGTTAGATTCACTTTGAAAAGCGTTGCGTTTGATGGAAGTGCGGCGTATTATCTGAATATTGTGGACAAGGAAACCGGCGAGATCATGGAGCGGACAGAATTTTCCGTAAAGATTGCTTTCTCCAATGATTTTGATTTTTAGGGGAAACCGCAATGAAAACAAGAAAATTTAAAGTAAAAGGCGGAATGAGAAGTCCCTGGGTGACCATACAAGGAACGACTAGGCGTGAAGTGCGGGCAAAACAAAACCGGGAAGGAAATCAGGCAGTGAAACAGCTGATCTGGGCTGGAGCGATCGGTGCAAAGATACTGTTGTCCTCCAACGGAAAAGGTCGCATATGTCATTATCGACATTCGCAAAAGCGGAATGCACCGGATTATCAGGCAGCACAGAAACAGCTGGAAATGGAACTGCACGTTCCAAATCAAAATGCAATGGGAGGAATCATCATGGATGAATTTGATAGGAAAGTAATTGCAGCATTTCCTGGCAAGTCTGTTCGTAAAGACTTGACATCCCTTATGAAAAAGGGCGCAAATGTTCCGACTTATGTATTGGAATATCTGCTGGGAATGTACTGTGCCACAGATGATGAGGATGCAATCAAGACTGGCCTGGAAAAAATCAAGAAGATTCTTAGCGAGAACTATGTGCGTCCGGATCAAAGTGATTATGTAAAATCAAAAATCAAGGAAAACGGGCAGTACACTGTGATCGATAAGGTGACTGTCAGGCTGGATGAATCTGAGGATAAATATGTTGCAAGCTTTACCAATCTGGATCTGCAGGATTTTGAGGTGAATTCTGATCTGGTAACACATAATGAAAAGCTGTTGATCGGCGGCATCTGGTGTATTATCAAGATTGAATATGTAGGGCTTGAAAAGGAAGATGATGAAGAGGAGGAATATGAAGAAGACATTTTTGACGGCAACAAAAAGAAACGCGGTAGAAAGCGGAAAAAGAAAAAGTCAAAATATGAATCGCCCTTTACAATCGCAGCACTGAAACCTATACAAATGGCAAACCTGGATCTTGACGAGATCTTCGAGGCAAGAAAGCAATTTACCAAAGACGAATGGATCACACTTCTGTTACGCTCTGCTGGCTATGAGCCGAAAGAGCTGAGCGAAAAACAGAAACTGCACTATCTGCTGCGGTTTGTGCCGTTTATTCAGAAAAACTATAACCTTGTGGAATTGGGACCGAGAGGTACCGGAAAATCGCATGCTTACAGCGAACTTTCTCCGTACTCGATCCTGATGAGCAGCGGTCATACAACGGTATCCAATATGTTTTACAATATGGCATCTCATCGTGTGGGACTTGTTGGAAATTGGGATTGTGTGGCGTTCGATGAGGTTGGCGGCATTACCAACACCTCCGGCGATATGATTCAGATCATGAAAAACTACATGGCGAACGGCAGCTTTGCAAGAGGCAGCGATTCGATCAACTCCGATGCGTCTATCGCTTTTGAGGGAAACACATTCCGCAGTGTAGAAGATATGCTGCGAACTACCAATTTATTTGAACCGTTTCCGGAGGCGTTCAACAACGATTCCGCCTTTTTTGATAGAATCCACGCCTATCTTCCGGGATGGGAAACGCCCAAACTGAGGGCAAGCTTGTTTACGAACCGTTATGGACTGATTTCCGACTGCTTTTCTGAATTCTGTCATGCCATGCGAAAGTATGATTTCACCAATTCATTTGGGGAATATTTCGCTTTGAACAATAATTTCAATACCCGTGATGATACCGCAGTCAGACGGACTTTTTCAGGACTTGCAAAATTGATCTACCCGGACGAGCGCATCGAAAAGGAAGAGGCAAGAGAATTGTTGGAATATGCGATCGAGTGCCGCCGCAGAGTCAAGGAACAGCTCCGGAAAATGAATCCGGCAGAGTTCAGTGATGTGATGCTGGGGTATATCGATCTGGACACCGGAGAAGAATTTTCTGTGGATCTGCCGGAGATCGCAAGTGGTTCCCTGATTCCGGAGAGTTTTGGAAAGCCGGGTTATGTTTATGCCATTGGAAGCTCTATTGATGGACATATCGGTGTTTACCGCTTTGAAAATAAGCTGATTGAGGGTAGCGGCAAATTCAATTTCCGGAATGTAGAGGGACTTGCGGGGGCGCCGAAAAGCGTGCGTGACAGTCTGACTGCGGCATTTCACTATTTTGTGGAGAACAGTGAGAAGCTGATCGACGGCAGCCCTTCCAGTTTTGATTACAGCTTGTATTATAACGATTTGCAGAACCGGAATGTGAGTGACGAAGTATCAGTGGCTGAGGTTGTTGGCCTGTATTCGGCACTCGCAAATCGCCCTATATTGCCTTCTATGGTGATTTGCGGCAGAGTGGTGATGTCCGGTGAAACAATGCCGGTGATTACGATGCTGGAAGATATTTTTGTTGCGGCAGTAAATGCAGGAGCAAAAAAAATTCTTCTGCCGGAAAGCAGCCGAGATAACTATATGCTCCTTTCAGATAAATTGAAAAGAGAGATTGCAGTGGGCTTTTATAAAACACCGCTTGAGGCAGCAAAGATTGCACTGGGAGTTGATCTGTGATGAAAAAATATCAATGCATTGCTTGTGGAACGGTGAAAGAAAGCAAGGAAAGCTGTACTTGTCCGGTATGCGGATATATGATGTTTCCGCAGCCGTATGAACGCAGTGAAGTAATGATCCGTGAAATACGCAGCCTTGCAGATAAGACCATTGGTCAGGAGATCGATGTGAGCACATTGGATTTTGGAAAGCTGAGGAACGATATTGACCGTTTTCCCGATTTTCAGAAAATCAAAGTTTATGTCACAAAGTCTGAGAAAACAGAGACATTTTATCGGCGGCTGAAAAACAGTGCAGAGCAGATGCAGCGATATTTCCATGAAACCTTCTGCAAAAACTATTCGTCAAAATGCAAGGAACTGGAAACGCTGTCAGAGGAGACGGCTGTATATTTGCAGCGTGTGCTTTTGGAACTTGGAATAGAAGCAGAACCGGAAAAAGCAGCTTTTCCAGTTGTCACAGTGCAGTATACGGAGTGTGCTAATCATGATCTCATCGGGATTGCCGACCAGCTTCTCGAAAAGATCGATCAGATGGCAGATAAGATCTATCAGTTTATACGGGCAAACAACATTTACGGACGTGCCTATGATGCGGAAGTCAAAACATTCCATGTTCCGGAAAAAAAGCAAGAGATCAACTGGAAGGATATGATGGCAGAGCGTATCTCTGCCTGTGACAAAGTTCTGGAGAAGAAATATATCATTGATATTTTTGAGGATGGCAGTACAGAACTGACCGCCATGGTGAAAGTACTGTGGGATGCGGTATTTGTACTCTTAGCTGCTCCGGTGAAAAAAAGAAAATATTTCTACACCTTTGACAGCGATAAAGTTTATGAAGAAATGTCTGCGAAAGCGTGTAATAAACGGTTATCCTCGATCTTTGCAGGGCAGTTTCATGCTGCCGCTGAAATCATCGATGCAGAAGATTTTCTGAAAGACAAGTCGGAAGATGAACTCTTCGAACTCTATCAGAAAATGCTTGATCTTGACATGTATCACTATATGACCGGAACAAAAGGCTATCTTGTAGTCGGCAGCTGTGAAAAAAAGCTGGAATCACTTATTGGACTGGATACCATAAAATCAAGCATCCGAAAAATCAAGGCATATGCGATAGCAAATCAGGGAAATGCGAAACCCAATCTGCATATGTGCTTTCTGGGAAATCCGGGAACGGGCAAAACGGAAGTTGCCCGGATCATTGCAGGGATACTTCATGAAAATGGCCTTCTCCGCACAGACAGGGTGGTCGAAACAGACCGCAGCGGTCTTGTTGCAGGCTATGTCGGACAGACGGCAATGAAAACCGCAGCCGTCATTGAAGAGGCAATGGGCGGTGTGCTGTTTATTGATGAGGCGTATTCTCTTGTGCAGGGAGACACAGGCGGTGACTATGGCCATGAGGCAGTGTCAACGCTGATAAAGGCAATGGAAGACTATCGGGGTGAATTCTGCGTAATTCTTGCAGGATATAAAAACCAGATGCATGAAATGCTTGCGTCTAACCCGGGATTTCAGTCTAGGATCCAATTTACGTTGGATTTTCCAAATTACAATCGGGACGAATTGGGGCAGATCGCTGCACTGATGCTGAAATCCGGAGGATATACTGCAAGTAATGCGGCAAAGGACAGAATGCTGGATATCACAGATTATATCCGAAAAGAACCAAACTTTGCAAATGCCCGTGAGATGCGGAATATCATTGAGCAGGTCATTATGTGTCAGAATGTACGCTGTGCAGGGACTGCGGATAAAACCCTGGAACTTGTGGACGTGAACAATTATATCAAGGAAAATCATGTCAATCTTCCCACAAGCGGCGAGGGCACAGAAAGGAAGATCCTGACGGCAGAGGATGAGTTGGAACAGCTGGTGGGACTGCGCTCTGTGAAACGCATGGTAAAGAAAATCAAAGCATATGTCAAGCGCAATAAAGACGATTCGGATATGAATCTGCATATGTGTTTTTGCGGCAATCCCGGCACGGGAAAGACGGAGGTTGCCCGGATCTTATCTCGGATTCTGTATGAAGCCGGTGTGCTGCCGGAGGCCAAACTCACGGAAACCGATTCCTCCGGTCTCATCAGTAAATATGTTGGCGAGACAGCATCAAAAACGCTGAATAAGATCAATGATGCCATGGGCGGTGTCTTGTTCATTGACGAAGCATATAGTCTTACCCAAAGTACAGACAATGGAACAGCCGGTTATGGTGATGAGGCGGTTGCAGTTCTTTTGAAACAAATGGAGGATCGGCGCGGACAGTTCTGCGTGATTCTTGCCGGTTATAAAGATGAAATGGGTG